CTTTGACGAGTCAAAGCAAAGGGCTGTTTCGACCTTTGTGCCGGCTCAAGACTTGGTTGTTCCTTACGCTGCGGCTGATTTACAGTCGGCATCTAGGGTTACTCATGTTTTGCGTATGGATTATAACCAAGTTCGCAAGATGCAGATTGCTGGGTTTTTTAAGGACATCGAGTTACAGGCGTCTGACGCGGAGCCTGACGAGGTTCGGCAAAAGGTTGATGAGATACAGGGTACATCTCGCACCTATCAGGACGAAATCTACACGTTGTTGGAGATGCATGTTGATCTGGACGTTGAGGGATTTGAGGACATGTCTCCTGATGGGGAGCCAACGGGTATTCATCTGCCTTACATTGTTACTTTGGACGAGGCTTCTGGCAAGGTTCTAGCGATACGCAGGAACTTTGAGGCTGAAACAGACTTTGCCAAGAAGCGTCAGTTCTTTGTTCACTACCGGTTTATGCCCGGTCTTGGGTTCTATGGCTTTGGTTTGATCCACATGATTGGCGGTTTGGGCCGCGCTGCGACCAGTATTCTGCGTCAGTTGATTGATGCGGGTACTTTGGCAAACCTGCCGGCTGGATTTAAGGCTCGGGGTGTGCGGTTACGCAACGATGACGAGCCATTACAGCCCGGAGAGTGGCGTGACATAGACGCCCCTGGGGGCAACATTAGGGACTCTATTATACCATTGCCGTACAAGGAGCCTAGTGCCACTCTAGCACAGCTTCTAGGCGCTCTGGTGGAGGGCGGACGCCGCTTTGTATCACTGGCTGACGAACAGACCAGTAATATGAACCAAGAGACACCTGTTGGTACGACTGTTGCTATGCTTGAGCGTGGCATGAAAGTGATGTCAGCCATTCACAAGCGGCTGCATTATGCTCAGAAGAATGAGTTCCGTATTCTGGCTCGTATCTGTGCAGAGAATATGGATCAGGAATATCCGTATGATGTAGCTGGTGGCGAAAGAAGCATTAAGGCGCAGGACTTTGACGGTCGGGTAGATGTTATACCGGTGTCGGATCCTAACATCTTCTCGATGGCGCAGCGGGTTACTTTGGCTCAAACGCAGTTGCAGTTGGCGCAATCTAATCCTCAGATGCATAACTTACACGCGGCATACCGGCGTATGTATCAGGCGTTGGAAGTACAGAACATTGATGAGATACTACCACCGGCACCAAAGCCCAAGCCGTTGGACCCTGCTATTGAGAACGCCCGTGGTTTGATGGGTGAAATACTGGTGGCCTTTGAAGAACAGGACCACGATACTCATATAGCTATTCACGTTATGTTTATGAGAACGCCTTTAATTATGACTTCTCCACAAGTTATGGGTACGTTCTACGCACACCTTCAAGAACATATCTCAATGAAGGCGAGGGCGAGTATCGTTCAAGAGATCCAAGAGTTGGTTCAGAAGGTACAGCAACAAGTACAACAAGGTTTGATCGATCCTATGGTGGCGCAGATGCAAATCCAAGAAGTACAGCAGCAAATGCAGAACCCTGCTGAGATGGAGAAGGCTGTTGCGGCGCAAGAGCTAGAGATTATGAAAGCCACTCTGGATGAGATTACGCCTCCGGGTCAAGATCCTATGTCGGATCCATTGGTACAGATCCGCATGAAAGAGGTGGAGATTAAGGACAAGGAGCTTCAGCGTAAGGCACAAGAGGACGAGGCCCAGATTATGCTTGAGTCTGCTAAGATGGAGCAACGCGCTGTTACGGATGCCGCTCGGATTGAAAGCACTGAAGAGATTGCTCAAAACAGGAACGAGGTTAACCGAGAGCGTATAGACGTTCAACGTCAAGCTATGGCTCGTAGGGGGTAAATCCCTAGTTAGAGATGTGTTATGATAGATCCTGTCACAGCCTTTGCAGCAGCTAACGCGGCCTTTAAGGGCGTTAAAATGCTTGTTGGCGCCGGCCGTGAAATGCAGGATGTTAGCAAACAGCTTGGGCAGTGGTACTGTGCTGTTGCGGACATAACCAAGGCAGAGTCTCAGCGTAAGAACCCAACGTGGTTAGATAAGAAGACGCATGGAACCGATAACATAGAGCAAGAAGCTATGGATATCGTGATCCGCAAGAAGACCTTAATTGAAAAAGAGAAAGAGATTAAGTTCATGCTGGACTATAGGTTTGGCTTGGGGACTTACGACGAGATGTTGGGTATGCGGCGCAAGATACGCGCTGAACGGGAAGAGACTGTTTATAAGGCTATGGAAGCCAAGCGCCAAATACAGAACAACATGGCTATTGGTGCGTTAAGTCTTGGAATAATTGGTGTTTTAGGTGGTGGTATGTATTTAATAGTATTGGTTACGCAATGATAAACGCGCTTATTTTGTCTGTAAGTCTTGCGGGGGTGGCTAATCCTGAACACGTACAGTGTCATCTGTGGAAACGGCTTACGGGCGAAAACGGTCAAAAGGTTTGTGTTTATAGATTTACAGCGGGTTATGGTGGTTTGGGGTATCACTACCCTACGAAAAGTTTTTCCGAGTGTCCGAAGGTATTTAGTTGTATTTACGAGAGGAAGGATAAACGCCCTAGTTTATCGGAGATATTAGATGGCCTGAAAGGAGGTTTCTAATGACTATGGAGAAGTTTTTGGCGTGGAAGGTTATGCCTCGGCTTATGATGTTGGTAATGACGATTATGTATATTCGTGTGATTGAGTGGTTTATGTCGTTGCCGCAGGATGTTGTCAGTACGCAAGCTACTGCGCTGACTGCAACCGTAACGGGCGCCATGACGGGCGCATTCGCCGTATGGTTAGGATCAGAAAAATGATGGCATTACTAGGCAGTTTACTAGGCTTCGGGAGTTCATTTCTCCCCGAGGTGCTTAGTTATTTTAAAGCTAACCAACAACAAAAGCATCGTATGGAGATGATGCAACTAGAGACAGAACTTGCTCAGAAACGTTCTGAGATGAAGCTGGTTGAGTTAGATAAGCAGGCGGATATCGCGGAAACGAAGGGGTTGTATGAGCATGACCGATCTATCGACGCTGGCGGATTTATCAACGGTCTTCGGGGTAGTGTTCGTCCTATTGTTACTTATGCCTTTTTCGGATTGTTCGTAGCCACGAAGGTAGTGATTATGGTTAAGGTTACGCAGGCTGGTGGCGATTGGATGCAGGCAGTTGATCTAATGTGGGATGGAGAAACCTCTGGTTTGTTCAGTGCTGTGTTAGCGTTTTGGTTTGGAAATAGAGCAATCTCTAAATATGCGGGGAAATAATTATGGGATACAAGTTAGGAAAGCGAAGCCTATCAAGGCTAGAAGGTGTCAACGAAGAACTGGTAACGGTCGTGAAGTACGCTATCGGCGTTACGAAGCAGGACTTCAGTGTGATTTGCGGTCTGAGAACGATAGACGAACAGAGGGCGTTGGTCGCAAAAGGGGCCTCGCAAACCATGAAATCAAAACACATTGACGGCAACGCTGTTGATCTGATGGCTTACTGCGAGGGCGGTGGCCGGTGGGAGCTAAACTTATACGACGAGATTGCTGATGCCATGAAGGAGGGCGCCGCGGCTGCGGGAGTGAAACTACGGTGGGGCGCTGCGTGGACTATTGACGATCTAGGAGATTATCCTGGGACGGCGGAACATGCGATGGTTTCCTACATAGACACTCGTAGATCTCAGTCACGTAGGCCCTTCATTGATGCTCCACATTTTGAACTGATGTTCTGATGCATGTATTCGTTCTCATGCTGTATCTAGGGTATGGGGACGAGCGCACTTTAGTTATTGATGACATGTACTTTAAACAGGTGAACTACTGCAACAAGGTAGCGGAGTCATTGGTTAAGAGGTACTCTACTCATGGGATTGGGTTATCAGATCGCGCTGTAGCGTACTGTGTGCCAACACGTTTAGAAGATCCAACGAAACATTCTATTTATTAAGGAGACAGTCATGTCTGTAGAAAAATCACTTCGACCTAAATTACGCCCTAAAAAGAAGAAGGAAAAGACTCAAGCGGAGCGTATTGATGAGATGGTTGCGGACGTTTTGCACCCAGATGGGGCTCCCGGCACAGATTATAAAGATGATGACGGTAAGATGCGTAGTCCTGAACAAGACACAAAGCCTCGGGAGCAAAAAGATTTTATCGATAAAAAAGATAAGGGCAAAGCTCTGAAGAACGGCGGCATGATTAAATCTAAGGGATATGCCGCTGGTGGACGAGTTCGCTCTGGTGATGTCCGGTTCAACAACAAAAGGGGTATGACGTATTAATGCCATATTTACAAAGTAACATCCCACATTTTAAATGCTGGGTGCGGCGTGAATACACATATAATCATAACGGGTATCACGGGGAGTTCTTACATGCGATGGCGATTGCCGTCACCACCATGCCTAATAGGTGCTTGAGTTTTCAGGTTATCTTCACTGGTTGTGAAGCTGACATAGAAGACACACCTAACGTGCATGGTGGCGCAATGTGGGCAAGAATGCCAATCACGGCGTTAGTGGCGGATATTCCATACGAGGAGTGGCCTATGCCAATGGCGGTGCATTCGGCCCAACCTTGGGATTGTTCATCGCATACTCATGCGGTTTACAAGTTAGACAGGGCAACGCCTTGTCCTTGGATGGCAAAGATAGACAGTGAGTTCTATCCTGCAAAGTATTTGTTTACAGTAGATTACACGGACAGCGAGATAGCTGATGATCCTGCCCAGCATAAGCAGAGCCATGTATTGGAGTTGTTGGATGCGGGTGAATACACGGGTAATATTGTAGCTTTGCCTAACAATCGAGTGCGGGTAACGCACCCTGCTTGGTTTGAAACGGGGGAGGGCGCCCCTGACTTTCGCCCATCTCAGCACATTCACTACTCCAAGTCTGACTTAGATTACACGTTAGACGTTACTAAAATCTTCGACAATATATACAACGACGATTGACAACGTCATAAGACGGCCATACGGATACAATCATGGATGTCGTAGACTTTTCTAAGTACTTATACAAAGTTCTTCGTGCAAGGGAGAGTGACATTGCATTCGCTATGTCCCAAGGTAGCGTTAAAACTTGGGAAGACTACAAGATGCTTGTCGGGGAAATTCGGGGCCTTTCCCTAGCACAAGAAGAAATCAAGACCCTGTTGGAGAGTAATCAAGACGATGTCGAAGACATTATTTCTTCCTGAACATGTAGCTAAAAAAGTTAAGGACAATCGATCTAAAGATGTTTCCGAAACAGCGTATGTTCCCCCCGAAGCTCGGGTGTTAGACCCTTCCCTTCTGGACAAGACCTTGATGGAAAGATTACCACAACCTACCGGATGGCGGGTTTTGGTTATGCCATATCAAGGAAAATCAAAAACAGCTTCTGGCCTGCATATACCGGACGAGGTTCGGGAAAGAGAAACTATTGCTACTGTTGTGGCATATGTTCTCAAGTTGGGCCCTCTGGCATATAAGGATCAAGACAAGTTTGAAGGCACACCTTGGTGCAAAGAAGGCCAATGGGTTTGTATCGGCAGATACTCCGGATCTCGATTTAAGATTGATGGCGGAGAAGTCCGTATTCTTAATGACGATGAAGTAATCGCAACATTGTTGGAGCCAGATGATGTCAGACATGTCTAACGAGGTAGAAGAAGAAATTGAAGTTGAGATTGAGGGTCAAGAAGAGGAGCCTAAAGAAGCGAAGGCTTCTCCTGAACCAGAACCCGAGGTTGAAATTGTTCCTGAACCTGTAGCGGAAGATCCGGAAGAACTGGATGAGTATAGTAAGGGTGTGCAGAAACGCATACGCCAACTTAACCAGCGGTATCGTGATGAACAGGTTAGCCGAGAAGAAGCGACTAAGATTGCGGAAAAGCTAGCTGAACAAAACAGGCAGCTTCAGGCAAGAGTTCAACAATTAGATACTGGGTATCTTAATGAATACGGAAATCGTGTTCAGTCTGAGACATCCGCTGCGGAGAAAGCATATCTTCAAGCCGCGGACGAGGGCGATACTGAAGCAATGTTGGCCGCGCAAAAGGCTTTAAACAGGGCTCAGTACGATGAAAGCCGCTTTGAAGCTGCCAAACATCGGGTAGAACAACAGGCGCAACAACCTGTTCAACAGCCGGCCGCTCCTCAACAACAACAGTCACCACAAGTAGATCCTAAAGCAGATGCTTGGGCTAAGAAAAACACTTGGTTTGGTGACGATGACGTAATGACGGCGTCTGTGTTTGCTATCCACAATAGGATGGTTACTCAAGAAGGGTTTGACCCAACGTCCGATGACTACTATACAGAGGTAGATAGGCGAATGCGTTCGGAGTTTCCAAACAAGTTTGCTGTTAAGAAATCGGGAGGGGGTGCCCAGGTCGCTTCTGCTGCATCCTCAGCCTCTCGTAACACTAACCAGAAGCGTACTAAGTCGGTCAGGCTGACCCAGAGGCAAGTTGTGATGGCGAAGAAACTTAACGTCCCTCTCGCTGAATACGCAAAATTTGTGAAGGATTAGACCATGGCTGAAAGAAAAACTCGAGAAAGCTCAACTCGCGAAAATACTGAGCGGCGTAAACCATGGGCTCCGCCCCAACGATTAGAGGCTCCCGACCCCCCGGTGGGTTATGTGCAACGATGGATCCGAATATCCATGCGTGGTGAGGAAGACAAGACTAATGTCTATGCCAAACTTCGCGAAGGATGGGAACCTGTTCGCGCAGATGAGTACCCCGACCGTGCTTACCCCACAATAGATGAGGGTCAGTATTCAGGGATAATCGGTAACGGTGGACTAATGCTTTGCAGACTGCCTGAAGAAACAGCGAAAGAACGAGCCGATTACTACGGGTTACGGACCCGAGATCAAATGGTCGCTGTAGATTCTGACTTAATGAAGGAGCAACATCCTTCAATGCCGATTAGTAATAACCGGCAATCCCGTGTAACTTTCGGAGGTCGCGGAAGCGGGTCCGAATAAAATTTGAGGTGCTATCATGGCAAATTCTAATGTCGCTTTCGGGTTCCGCCCGTATGGTGTTTTAGGTTCCGCCGCTAACACCACTGGTACAACTGAATATCGTATTGCCGCTGGCAACACTAATAGGATCTACCAAGGTATGGCGGTTATTCCGCTTGCTGCGGGGGTCATTGACGATCTGCAAGCTGCGGCTGGCGGTAACGTTTCTACTATTGGTGTGTTCAATGGATGTGAATACGTTTCTTCAACTACTGGTGAAACGATCTTTTCCAACAACTGGCCTGGATCTGGCGCGGACACTAACTTCCCTGTAAAAGCGTTTGTTTACGACAACCCTGCACAACTGTTTACCATCGCAACGTCTAACGTTGTTGCTGGTGCTAACACTGAGGCAGAAATTCGTGCTGCGGTTTTCGCTAACATTGCGTTAGCTACAGGTAATAGTGGTTCTAATACCACTGGTATTTCTTCTGCAACTGCGGATTTAAATACCATCGCAACCACCAACACATTGTTCTGTCGTATTGTGGGTGTTCTTGATGACCCAGAAAATAACGACTTTACTGTTGCTGGTATCCCGTTAATCGTTCGTTTAAACAACCACTTCAATGCGCCGACAGGCTCCATTGCAGCGGCCACTGTTTCAACAACTGGCGTATAAGGAAGGGTATAGATAATGGCTATTTCTCGCGCACAACTAGCGAAAGAGCTAGAACCCGGCCTGAACGCACTGTTTGGAATGGAATACGACCGATACGAAGGTCAACACGCAGAAATCTACACAACAGAATCTTCGGACAGAGCGTTCGAGGAAGAAGTTATGTTGAGTGGATTTGGCGCTGCGCCCACTAAGGCAGAGGGCAGCAATGTAAGTTACGATGATGCCAACGAAGCGTACACCGCTCGTTACAATCACGAAACTCTGGCGTTGGCCTTTTCGATTACGGAAGAAGCAATCGAGGACAATCTCTATGATCGTCTTGGATCACGCTACACAAAAGCCCTTGCTCGTTCGATGGCTCACAGTAAGCAAGTTAAAGCCGCTGCGGTTCTTAACAATGCGTTTACTGCGGGTGCTTCAGCGGGTGGTGACGGTGTTGCACTTTGTTCCGCAGCCCACCCACTGACTAACGGTGGAACCCTTAACAACGTGTCAGCCGCTGATTTGAACGAAACCTCTCTTGAGGACGCTCTTATCAACATCGCTGGTTTCGTTGATGAGCGTGGTCTGAAGGTTGCTCTTCGTGGTTTGAAGATGATTATCCCACGGCAACTACAGTTTGTTGCAGAGCGGATCCTTGCTTCCAACCTTCGTTCGGGTACTGCGGACAATGACACAAATGCAATGAGATCTATGGGAATGTTGCCCAGCGGTTATGCTGTTAACGACTTCCTCAATGACCCCGATGCGTTTTTTGTTCTGACCGATGCTCCCCGTGGATTTATCCACTTTGAGCGGACGCCTCTTTCAACCAACATGGAAGCGGACTTCGACACTGGTAACATGCGGTTTAAAGCCCGTGAGCGTTACTCGTTTGGGTTCTCAGATCCTCGTTGCGTTTTTGGATCTCCTGGCGTATAATATTGCGATACAACCTCCCTGTATTGTAAACTGGGGCCGTCTTCGGATGGCCCCTTTCTTTTTTTAAAAACATATTGTATCATGTTTTCATCCCTGACAGTTGCATGGTGCGACTGACCAACCCAGACAGGAGAATAACATGGGTACAACAACTTTTTCAGGCCCTATTAAGGCTGGAACAATCAAGAACACCACCGGAACAACGGTTGGTTCGGACATGAAAAACACTGGATTTGTGGTCATGTCCCAGACAGCAGCGATTGACCAGACGGCCACAACCACAACCACAGACATTATAATTCCCCCGAACAGCCAGTTGATTTCAATTGATGTGACTGTAACCACGGCGTGGAGCGGCGCAGCTACAACTCTTGGTCTTGGTGGTGTTGGTGCGGCAACCTCTCTAACTGCGGCTGGAGCCATTCAGGGCAACGCAGTAGGTATTGTGGCTGCAAGCCCAGGTACTGATGCAACGCGCACAGGAAAGTGGCTGAACACAGGCACAGGAGATCACAGGCTGATCGTGACCGCGGCAAACACAGGAAATGGTGTTGGCGCAGTCACTGTTGTCTATGCACAAAGCAACAACGCTTAGGGGTAAATAGATGGCAGGTTCAGATATTATAGCAACAACGATTGTAGACTCCCAAGCGGCGTCTACAACATACGTTGCCGCTGCAAATAGGCCAGCTACGACTTTTACAATAGCCAACTCTTCTTTTACTGCGGGTCACGCTCGTAAGTTAAGTGTGACAACATCTGGAACGGGTGATAACGGAAAAACGGTTACTATAGTTGGTACTGGCTTAGACGGAGAATCTCTTACAGAAGTGATAACTTCTACGGGTTCTGCGGCTACCGTGTCAGGTACTGAGTATTTTAAAACCATCGTTTCTGCTACATGTAGTTCTCAGTATGCAGCAAATGTTTCGGTGGGAATGTTAAGTGAGGCATCTGCGTCCTTTTATGACCAGAGAACTCGATTAAAAGCATTCTCAACTATCTCTAACAGTGCTTCTCACAGAGTAACTTTTATTGATGGTTTGGCGCCCGGCTCTGGAACTTCTTCTTTTATTACAAAAACTAGCGGCGTTAACAACGCAGCGGATGATGTATATATTCCTGAAGAAGGGGTTTTGTTTAAGGTTGGTTTAATCATAACATATGACGTAGCTGGAGCGCACATGGTTACTGCGTTCCACGCCTAGATCATGGCTGACAAGCCTATAAAGCGGAATAAGAAAAACTACCGCCCCACTAAGTCTGGGGCGGGGATGACCAAGGATGGAGTTGCGGCCCATCGAAGAGCCAACCCTGGTTCTAAGTTAAAGACCGCGGTTACCGGCAAGGTTAAGAAGGGCAGTAAGGATGCAAAGAGGCGCAAGTCTTATTGCGCTCGTTCTGCAGGACAGATGAAGAAGTTTCCGAAGGCTGCAAAAGATCCAAACAGCAGGCTTCGTCAAGCAAGGAAGCGTTGGAAATGTTAGGTAAGCAGTTCATAGTTATCGTGGCTACTGCTTTTATTGGCGGCGTTGGCGCGGTTACCTATAGCTGGGCAAGTTGGGCAACTAATACTTTAATTTCTGTAGATAAAAAAACGGAAGTTATTGCATCAGAGATATCGTACATAAAGTTGTACATGGAGCGTGATTATGGCTATGTCCCGAGGGCAGATGAAACAGCAAGTGTCAAATCCACCCAGTAAGGCGCCTAAAGGGCTCGTTTACTATAAGAAGGGTGGAAAGGTTTCTGCTAAATCAAAAGGCAGTAAGATATGTCCTGCGGGAAAAGCGTGGGCCCAGCGCACATTTGATACATATCCCTCTGCTTATGCGAACATGGCCGCTTCTAAATACTGTAAAGACCCAAACTATGCAAAAGGCGCAAAGGGCAAAAAGAAGAAGAGAGCGTAATGGGTGAGCTAAAGAAATGGCGTGATCAGAAGTGGGTAAGGATAGGAACCGATGGCAAGATTAAAGGTGAGTGCGGTACTTCAAAAGACAAGAAGAACCCTGACCGATGCCTTCCGCTGGCTAAAGCACGTTCTCTTTCTAAAAAAGATAGATCTGATACTGCAAAGAAAAAAAAGGCGGCTGGCAGAAAAGGAAAAACCGTTGTCAGCAACACCAAAAAAGCCAAGGTCAAAGGATACCGACTCGGCGGAGAAGTCAACGGAGCAAAAAGGCCGTACCAAGGCAAAAGCAAAAAAGGCGAAGCGGTCGCGAAAGGCTGCGGAGCGGTAATGGCCGACAGGCGCAAAAGCACCAAGGGCGTGGTGCGTCAGTTTTAAAGGAGTACGGATATGAAAAAACCTACAGATGACCAAGCCGGTTTGAAAAAACTGCCTACAGCGGTTCGTAACAAAATGGGCTACATGAAGAATGGTGGTAAGGTCAAAGCCAAAGGTATGGCAATGGGCGGCAAGGTAAAGTCCAAGGGTTACGCTATGGGCGGTAAAGTCAAAGCCAAGGGCATGGCAATGGGCGGTAAGGTCAACACTAAAGGCATGGCAATGGGCGGCAAGGTCATGGGCTACAAAAACGGTGGCGCAGTGACGGTTAGAACTAACCAGAAACCACATATGAGTTAAGGCCATGACAGTATCAGGATCCAGGGACTTCAACCTCGATGTCGGTGAGGTCATCGAAGAAGCATATGAACGCTGCGGGATTGAAGTTCGCACTGGGTATGATGCTCGTACCGCTCGTAGATCGTTAAACCTTATGTTCGCTGATTGGGCGAACAGGGGCATTAACATGTGGACGGTCAAATCGGAAACGGTAACTTTAACGCAAGGGACTAGCGCAATAACGTTGGCCGCGGACGTTGTTGATGTCTTAGAGATTGTGTTGCGCCGCGATGGAACAGACTTTGAGATTACAAGAATTAGTCGTGGGGAATATGTCACTCTTCCTGACAAGACTACTCAGGGTCGGCCTAGCCAGTTTTATTTTGATCGTCAGATTACGCCTATCTTAAATCTTTGGGCAACACCTGAAAACTCTACAGATCAACTGGTTTATCATTATGTTCGCCGCATTGATGATGCAGATACGCTGGTTAATACAACGGACATGCCGTTTAGGTTTTATCCCTGTATGGTAGCTGGCTTGGCGTATTACATTGCAATGAAGAGAACGCCAGATCGTATTCAAATGCTAAAGACTGTCTATGAGGAAGAGTTCCAACGAGCGTCTGATGAGGATGAGGCAAGAGTCCCCTTAAAACTACAGCCTAGCTTTCAATACTTGAGGGTCTAGCATGGCATATGCTTCGGACAAAAACGCTTATGGAATATCTGATCGATCCGGATTTCGGTATCGTCTAAAAGACATGCGCGTTGAGTGGACCGGAGCTAAGGTAGGTAAGGACGAGTTTGAAACAAAGCACCCGCAGCTCTTCCCTCCTCGGGTTGGGCCCGATCCTCAAGCATTAAAAAACCCACGGCCTGAGTCTAATCTAGAAGAGCAAAGAAACTTTCAATATGGGTGGAACCCTGTCGGTGGTATTGGGGATGGAATCTTAACACCCAATACGTTTATTCTTAAAGGTGAAGTTGGTAATATCACTATAACCATAGGCCCTAGTCAGGAAGATGTTGCCAATGTCGTAGGTGTTTATGGCACTGGCGCTTTAGGTTCTGTCACCATACCCTCAGCTTCAGCACCAAGATTTGACAGCACATCTATTACACTAGACTCAACAACCGATACTTTTGATGAGGGATAAGACATGACTTTACAAAGCGTAGGAATAGGAAGCAGTGCAAATGATGGCAATGGGGACACCCTTCGTTCTGGTGCCACTAAAATAAATGCGAACTTCACTGAGATATATGCGGCTCTTGGCAACGGCACCACACTTACAGATATAATAGACGGTAACGGTCTTATTAATGTAAGTTCTGGAGCCAATAAGATAGTTTTCTATTATGCTAGTTTAAGCGACTTACCTAGCGCCGGGACATATCACGGCGCGGTAGCGCATGTTCATGCGACAGGCGGGTTATATTTCGCACATGGTGGAGCGTGGATTAGGTTAAACGATGAAACAACTGGTCCTGTTACGCAGTATACTGCGGGTGTAAACGGATCGACTGCTTATACATTTACTGGGCCTGGCGCCACATCTGGAAACAACCCAAACTTTACTTTCTACAAGGGACACACGTATCTGTTAAACAACACGGCAAACGTAAGCAGTCATCCATTGCAGATAAGAGTAGCTTCAGGAGGTTCCGCTTTCACAACGGGTGTTACGGACAACTATAATTCAACGTCAGGGTTAACACAGTTCATTGTTCCTCACGAACCCTCTGACAGTTCTTTGGTCTATCAATGCACCAACCACAGTGGTATGGTCGGAAACATAACAATAGTGTGATGTCATGAGCTTTACTTATAGTACTTTAAAGACAGCAATCCAAGACTACACTGAAAACGATGAAACTGGGTTTCTTCGTAACCTTCCTTTGTTTATTGAAATGACAGAAGAAAGAATACTAAAGAACGTTCAACTTACTACATTTCAAAAAAATGCTTCTGGTGTGTTAAGCCAAAACAATCAATTCTTACAAACACCTTCTGACTTCATTGCCCCGTTTTCTTTAAGCATGACTGTTAACAATGAAAAAGTTTTCCTGCTGTTTAAAGATTTAGATTTCGTACAGACGTACAATCCAAACCCTGCAACAACGGGTGTTCCTATTTACTACGCTCAGTTTGATGATGAGAGTTTTCTTGTAGGGCCAACACCAAATTCAAATTATACGGTGGAGCTAGCTTACTTTTATAGGCCTACAAGTTTAACTAAAAGCAACTTTACTCTGACCATGGGCCTGAGACAGGCGGGGGCTACTGCATTTACTACTGGAGAAACGGTTACTGGAAATCTAAGTGGGCAGTCAACTACCGTTGCTTCCGTTCCTTCTGTTATTACTCTTGAGGTTCAAATTCCATCTGGATCTTTTACTGTTGGAGAAACAATAACGGGATCAAGCAGCGGAGCATCGGGGGCTATTACGGCCATCGGCCCAGATACCACCACCACTTTTCTTAGTGACGATGGAAGGATGACCTTGTTGTATGGGTGTTTGTCTGAAGCATACACATACATGAAAGGTGATGCTGATATGATGACCTTGTATGAAGGTCGATTTAGAGAGGGATTGTCCAGGCTTAAAAACTTGGGAGAGGCGCAAGAGATTGCAGATGAATATCGTTATGGTCCGATCCGGAAAGCTAGAACATGAATATGCCATTTGAAATGTCTGTTGGTAGTGTTGGGGTTAAAACTACTAACAATCGAGGATTTACCCCTGAAGAAGTTGCAGAACTATGCGTTGATCGACTTATGCTCGTTTCAAATGACGCACCGCCCGTTATAAAAGATCAAGCCTTGGCTCACAAGGAACGTATGAAGGCTGTAATTGCAGTCTACATGAAACAGGCTATCCAAAGTGATAGAACTACTGTATATAATGCAATCAGTGATGCTGGTCATAAAAAACTAGCCGAATATATAAGGAAAATGTAAATGGCTTTTAATGGCAACTTTATGTGTACCTCTTTCAAAGTAGAAGTTTTGAAGGGTGTCCACAATTTTACCGCAGCGTCTAACGTGTTTAAGCTGGCGATGTACACCAACAGTGCAAGTTTTACAGCGGCTACCACAGCTTACACCTCTAGCAATGAAGTTAGTGGTACAAACTACACGGCTAAAGGTAACGCTATAACCACAGTTACTCCTGTCGCATCTAGCACAACGGCTCTTGTAGACATGGACAATGTTGTATTTAGCAACGTGACTATTTCTGCCGTTAGAGGCGCATTGATCTTTAACGAGGCAGCTTCAGGTGATCCAACGGTATGTGTGCTTGACTTCGGTTCTGACAAGGCTGCAAGTGCAGGTGACTTTACAGTAGTGATGCCAACCGCAGACGCGAGTAACGCTATTATCCGCATCGCCTAAGTAAAGGGATAACCCATGCCACTACCTTTTTCTGGCTGGGGCCGTGGCGGTTGGAGTTCTGGCTCTTGGAATAGCTTACAAGTAGGTGTATCCGTTACAGGCGTAGCGGGTACAGGGGCTGTTGGTAGCGTAAGCACTACCAGTGGTGTTACTCAACCTGTCACGGGTGTATCGGGTACAGGGTCAGTAGGCTCTGTAACGGTTATTGGCGCAGCAAACCTAACGGCTACAGGTCTGACAGGCACTGGGTCAGTAGGCTCTGTAACGGTTACTGGAGTCGCAAACTTAACTGCTACAGGTATAACAGGCATTGGGTCCGTGGGGTCAGTGACCACTACGGGCGTAGCTAACATAGCAGCTACGGGGGTTAGCGGCACATCTGTGCTTAACACTGTTGTAACTGAGTCTGATGGTAATCTTACGGTACTGGGCCTTAATTCTATAGGATCAGTCGGTACAGCATCTGTATCGTCAAACTCAGTAATTCCTGTAACGGGTGTTTCTGGGACAGGTTCAGTAGGTGCCGCTACATCTAGAGTTGGTATTAACGCCAACATAACAAGTGGTGTGGTAGGTACAGGCTCGACAGGTAGCGTTACAATAGACCTAACGGCTAACATACCCGTAACAGGGGTCACAGGTACAGGCGCAGTAGGCAGTATAACTCAAACGAGTTCTGTAAACCAGTTAGCAACAGGGGTTGTTGGCACTGGGGCAATAGGTACTACAAGTAATACCAGCGGCGTAAATCAGACTGTAAATGGTGTATCGGGTACAGGTGCTTCTGGTTCGGTAGCTGTAAGCGCCAAGGCTAATACTACTGCAACAGGAGTATCTGGCACTGGCGCGGTAGGCAGTATAACGCAGACAAGCTCTGCAAATATACCAGCCACAGGAGTATCTGGCACTGGCGGTGTTGGCTCTGTAACTATAACAGGCGTAGCTAACCACACCGTTACTGGTGTAGCAGGCACAGGGTCTTCGGGCGCTTCAACTATTGATTTTGGGTACTATGCCACAGGGGTAGCAGGCACAGGCGCTGTAGGTACTGTTAGTGTAAACCAAGAGTTTTCTGTAACGGGCGTATCTGCTGTAGGAGAGGTAGGTAATAATGCGTTTGTTTGGAACGAGATTATCCCTGATAACACCGCAAATTGGAAAAAGATTGCGTCTTAACGATAGGCGCGGTACAAACTAAACAACTTATCTGCTTAGGAAACTCACATGGCTAGTACATATGGAAATGATCTTCGGCTAGAAGAGATTGGTGATGGCGAACAATCTGGTACGTGGGGCGCTACAACTAATACAAACCTAGAATTAATTGCAGAAGCTCTTAGTTTTGGCACTGAAGCCATTACCACCAACGCCGATACGCATACCACAACAATTGCAGATGGAGCCACTGATCCGGGTCGCTCTCTGTATTTAAAGTATACAGGAACGCTAGATAGTACCTGCACCATTACAATCGCGCCCAACTCTATTAGCAAGACATGGTACATTGAGAACGGCACAAGCGGCTCTCAAAGCATTATTATCTCGCAAGGCTCTGGGGCCAACGTAACAATTCCAACAGGCCAAACCAAAATCGTGTACTCAGACGGCGCAGGTTCTGGCGCAGCAATGGCAGAGATTGGTACTTTAGGCGTCACTAATCTTGCTGTAACTACCAACGCAACTGTTGGTGGCACTCTTGGCGTCACGGGGGTTCTAACAGGTACGTCATTAGATATTAGCGGCAATGTAGATGTTGATGGAACTCTTGAGACGGACGCGCTTTCTATTAACAGTACAGCCGTTACGTCCACTGCGGCTGAATTAAATATTCTTGACGGCGTTACTGCTACAACCGCAGAACTCAACATTATGGATGGCGTTACTGCCACAACTGCTGAGTTAAACATTATGGACGGCGTTACGTCCACCACTGCCGAGTTAAACATTTTGGATGGCGTCACAAGCACTGCGACTGAAATAAACCAATTAGACGCTATTACTCGCGGCAGTATTCTGTACGGCAATGCTTCTGGCGCAACGGCTAGATTAGCCAAAGGCGCGGCTGATACTGTTCTTACTTCTGATGGTACAGACATTTCATGGGCGGCGGCAGGGGCCACTGCTGGTGCTTTGTCTAAAACAGCGACAGGGGCAGTAGCTATACGAAAAGGAGTTCAAATACGGCCTGATGGAAATGCTGAACAAGTAAAACTAGCTGCTGCTGGGGTAGTCCCCGTTAAACTTTCTGGCCCAACTACATATACGACTTCAAGTACGGGATACTCTTACTGGGCTATAGCCGTAAATCCATCCTTTACAGAATTTGTTCACGCTTTGCAGGCTGCAAGTGGTAAGATAGTTGCATGTACTATAAATGCAGATGGGACTGTAACAACTTCTTCTGAAAGTAGTTGGGCGGCTGATCCAGCTACTAATTCAAATTATCAATACGGAGGGACTGCTACTGCGGATCGTGCCTATGTAATTGGTTTATACGGGAACAACGGTCAGGCATATGTTCGTGGAGCTTACACAACTGGAAATGCAGGTAGTGTAGTTGTAAATTCCGCAAATACAGTAGCTATAGACGGCGGTAATGCTGCGGGGAATTGGGAAATAGGGTCTTTTGAAGAAGGTTATTTTTTCGTTGTTAAGTTTGAAGATTCTAATGCCTACATAAAATTTGGAAGTCAAGATGCTTCTAACGGCCAAATTTCTTTGGCTAGTAGTTGGACTACGATAGCTTCCAATTACAGTACAAAAAACATCGGCGTTGGTGTAGATTACCATACTAAAAAAGTAGTTGTTCTCACAACCTCTAATGCCAACACTAACGCTGATATATATTGCACGACAATTCAAAGAGGCTCTGGAACAGCTTCAGGCACTAAAAGTGCTACTGTCGATGCTGGTTGGAACAGTAGTAATTATGGTGGAATTGGTTTCATAGCTTTGACTCAAGATGGAACTAGCAAAAAAATGATTTACGCTAATCAATATGGCAAAGAGGGTCAGGGTGGCGCTACTAATAATACTACTTATGGAACTAAGGGTTGGTTTACCATAATTGATACAAGCGGAACAGACCCCGTATGGCAAAATAAATCAGGAAATAATTTATACGATTTTCCAAAGGAGGGTGATCCGAACATAAACGGTACAAGTCGTCCATATGGATCAAACACTACGGGGGCTAGGATTATTACAAGTTCTGGAACTATAGTTACTATTACCACTGATGGTACAGAATCAGGAACTAGCTTAGTCGAAAACTCTTTTAATGTAGGTGGTGTATCCCACATGGCTTTGTACAAGCAAGATGGCTCTGCGGTAGCTGTTAATGATGGTTACGGTGGCAGTACGTCGGGGACAGTTGTTCCCTTTGGCTTTGCCAATCTGGGCGCGACAATAGGTATATCCAGCAATGCTGTAAGTAATGGTGGTACTGTTAATATTACTACTGTTGGTGGTTTATCAACAGGCCATAGCGGTCTTTCTCCGGGATCACGGTATTATGCGAACCCCACCGATGGAGCTATAACAAGTGCACAAGGTACGGACGATCAACAGTCTGTTGGTTTAGCTGTTAGCAGTACTGAAATCTTAATTGGAGTTGAGTAATGAAACCCTATTATAATTATTTAGAAGCTATAAATGACCCGTGGCTTTTGCGCCAAGTCGCGCCTTGGAACTTCTACCGACAACCTAATGTGCCAGCCGTTTTGTTAGAAGAACAATATAGAGAATGGCGAGATATAAAATTGCAAGAAACAGATTGGCGATTTGCGTCAGACCAAACTCCCTCTGATGCTTGGACAACATATCGTCAAGAATTACGAGATTTACCTACTGCCGCTGGTTGGCCTGACAGCTTATCTTCTGATAACTTTGTACCGCTAGACCCTAACGGTGAGTAAGGGGCGTATATGCCGTTAACAAAGCTACAGTTTAAGCCCGGAATAAACCGAGAAACCACTTCGTATAGCAACGAAGGTGGTTGGTTTGATAGCGACAAAGTTCGTTTTCGTATGGGCTTTCCTGAAAAAATAGGCGGTTGGGTACGTCAGTCTATATATAACTTTCTAGGAACGTGTCGTGCGTTGCATCCTTGGGTAACTTTGTCTGGTGATAAGCTAATTGGTGTCGGTACGTCGTTTAAATATTATATTAATGAAGGTGGGTCTTACCACGATATAACTCCAATACGAGTTGCTTCTTCTGCTGTTACTTTTGCCGCAGGGGCAGATACATTAAACGGCGCAATAAACGCTTCAACGCAATCTATTATTTTAAACAGCGTAACAGGTTTTCCAACAGGTGGTGGTCTTATTAAGATTGGCACAGAACAAATAAACTATGCAGGTATTACAAGCTCAACATTAACTGGTTGTGTGCGCGGGGTTAATGGAACTACAGCGGCATCTCATTCAAACAGTGCTTCTGTTACTTGTGCAACATTAACTGTGACTGATCCAAACGGAAGCGGCGCAGTGGTGGATGACTTCGTTACATTTTCAGGGGCGGCATCCCTTGGTGGGGTAATTACCGCAGCGGTGCTTAACCAAGAGTACCAAGTTACACGGATCATTAACGCTAATATTTTTCAGATTGAGGCTCGATCTGTTGCTACAATACAAGAAATTACTACGACTTCGGGTTTAAACCCCACGTTTGTTTTTGCTAACACTAGCGACAGTAGCAACGGCGGCGCTTCTGCTGTTGGAGATTATCAAATCAACGTTGGTCTAGACACCTCTGTTTTAGGTTCGGGGTGGGGCGCAGGAGTATGGGGTCGTGGTACGTGGGGCTCTGCTTCAGACTTAACGGTCCCTGGTGATACGATGCGTATCTGGAGTCATGATAATTTTGGCGAAGACCTGTTAATAAATGTTCGGGACGGGGGTATTTATTATTGGGATAAATCTTCAGGATTAAACAACCGCGCTGTTTTACTTTCTGGTCTAGCAAACGCAAACAAAACCCCTACCATTGCTAACCAAATTCTAGTCTCCGATAAAGATCGTCACATTATTGCTTTTGGCTGTGACCCGGAAACAAACATTGGAACACAAGACCCGTTGCTTATTCGGTTTAGTAGCCAAGAAAGTTTGACTGATTGGGCGGCTGAAACAACAAACACTGCTGGAGACTTACGTTTGGGTTCAGGTTCTAAGATTATATTGGCTGTTGAAACGCGCCAACAGATCTTGGTTTTTACAGATGTTTCCCTTCATGCCATGCAGTTCCTTGGACCGCCGTTTGTATTTGGTATAAACACCGTTTCTGAAAACATTACCACGGCTAGTCCCATGTGTGCTGTTGCTGTTAACGACAGCGTATTTTGGATGGGAAGAAATGAGTTTTATGTATACTCAGGAGCGGTAGAGCGGCTTCCTTGCACCGTTAGAGATTACATCTTTTCAGACTTTAATGAAGACCAAATTGAAAAAGTTTCTGCGGCTACTAACTCTTCCTTCTCGGAGGTTTGGTGGTTTTACCCTTCTGCAAGCAGCGAAGAAAATGATAGATATGTTGTTTTTAATTACGCGCAACAAATCTGGTACTATGGGGTTCTTAATCGCACTTTTTGGATTGATCGAGGTGTTGATAAAACACCGTTAGCGGCAAGCAGCGACCACTATCTTTACAACCATGAAGTTGGTTTTGACGATGGCAGCACTGTACCAGCATCCGCAATAACCTCTCGTATTGAAAGTAGCCAGATGAGTTTAGGGGACGGAGATCAGTTTGCATTTCTATCTCGAATTATTCCGGACATAACGTTTAGAAACTCTACGACCACCACCCCCGCAGTCACATTTACTTTGGGCGTAAGAAACTTTCCAGGCGGTCAATATTTAAACACAGACGCAAGCAGTATAGGTAAAACCTCTTCCGTTCCTGTTGAACAATTCACAACAGAAGTCAGGACGCGGTTACGTGGGCGGTCTTTTAACCTAAAGATTGAAAGCACTGAAACGGAAATGGGTTGGAGATTAGGCACACCTCGAGTTGAGGTTAGACCTGATGGTAGGCGCTAATGTCTAGAAACTTAGTTCGTCCGTTTTTTCCAATACCTCCTTCTGAATATAATCAAGAGTACTTTAACGAAGTACTACGGGCATTTTCTGTTTTTCTAGACCAAAGTCAAAACCCCGGTGAAGGTAGAAATACTGCCTTGGTGCTTACAGCATTACCTAATAGTGATCAGGGTTTGGAAACAGGGTCTTTGTTTCAACACAATGGCTTTGTAAAGATAACTATCGCAAACCAACCAAACTTGTTAGGTGTGCTTGCAACGGGTGCCGTTGGGTCTGTTACTGTAACTGCATAAAGGCGTGGAAAAGAAAACTACGTTCTGTTAGTATGATGTCAAAAGGATTTAAGCCATGGGTCTTATAAAATCATTAGCTGGGTTAGCCGGCCTTGCAGTTGGCGGACCAATGGGCGCAGCTCTAGCTGTAGGCGCTACCGAAGCCGCGCAAGGTGGAGACTTTAAAGACATCTTGGGCAGTGGTTTAAAAGGGTTCTTTGGCGGCACGGCAATCAACTCGGGCCTTGGCGCACTGAAGGGCGCCGGCATGATGAACACTTCAAGCCCCGCGGCCTTGGCTCAAGCAGGGGGTGCGGCGGGTAAAGCTGTGCCTCTTAGCGGAATGGCGGGTGGCGGCGGCGGCGGTGGGATTGCATCTCTGGGTCGAAACATTTTTGGCGGTGGGCCTGCCGGCGGTGGCGGCACAGGCTTGATGGGATTAATGAGAGACAACCCGTTGCTAACGTCCCTAGCGTTACAGATGTATGACGAGAACAGATACCCTGACGGTGTTAAAACCAGCACTCCCCTGCAAGAAAGACAGTTAGCCACTGGAGAAAGACTTCCTGACTATGAAGGCAGGGTGTTTACTCCTATGCGTTACGCCGCTCAAGGGGGCATGATCGAAGGACCAGGGACCGGCACCAGTGATGATATCCCCGCAACGATCTACCAAAACGGAGAGCCGGTACAAGAAGCACGGTTGTCTGACGGTGAGTTTGTTCTTCGTGAGAAGGATGTTCTGGCTGTTGGTGATGGGGACAGAGAAAAAGGCGCCGCTCGATTGTACGCGATGCAACGAAATATAGGATAGGGCCATGGCTGATCAAACACAAACCGTTCAACAGTTGCAGCTCCTTCCGGAGTATCAAGAGAAGTACCTGAAAGACCTATTGGCTAACGTATCATCGATTAGCGAGAAATCTCCCCTTGCAGATGTGGCCGCACCTGATGTCATGCAGTTTACCCCCAACCAGCTAGAGGCAATCCGCCTTGGTCGGGCAGGCATTGGCGCCTACGAGCCCATGATGCGGGAAGCAGAGGCTAGTTTTGATACAGCGGGTACAGCATATGACTCTGGTATTTCTGCACTAGCAGGAACTACAGGCGGCTTTGATCTAAGCGGCTATGCTGGAGATGTGGCCGAGGGTCAAGAAGGATTGCGCGGAACAACGCAGATGTTTGCGGACAGCGCCGATCAGTACATGAACCCATACGAAGACACTGTTGTTCAACAAGCGTTGGCCGATATTCAACTGGCTGGACAGGAACGTGCTGCCAAGATTGGTGGCGCAGCGGCTGGCGCAGGGGCCTTTGGCGGATCTCGCATGGGCGTAGAGAATGCTATGCTTAATCGAGACATCCTAGCGCAGTCGGGCAGAACCGCTGGGCAACTACGTCAGACCGGATATGAAAGCGCACGTAAGGCGTTTGAGGATCAGATGGCGCGAGAAGGTCGGGCTGCTACGGGCATCGTGAACATGGGCAGTGATTTGGCAAACAAGGGCATGTCTGCTTTTGAAAACCAGATGAACCGCGGTCAACAGGCCAGCCAGATCTTTGGGCAACTGGGTCAGGGTATTGCCGGCTTGGGTGCTAAGGAAGCAGCCTTGGGAGACATGGCGCAGAAGTCAGCGCAGAGTGACGTTAACGCTCTGTATAACATCGGATCGTTGGAACAACAGCAGCAACAGCGTGAGTACGATGTACAGCGGCAAGGACAGATGGAACAGGCTTATGAGCCGTACAGAAGGTTTGGCTTTATGTCTGACATCTTCCGTGGCGTTCCGTCTACTAGCAGCACTTTATCGCAAACTACTGTGCCATCACCCAGCCCACTTAACGCTGTCATGGGCAACGCGATGGGCCTTGGGGCGTATCAAAACTTCTCCGGTTATTAAGGGATCAACGTTATGCAGAATGAGGTCTTTAATCGGAGGTTGTTTCAACGCAAAGATGGCGCTCGGACGCGGCTTAACCAACTGGCTAGAGCCGATCAGCCTTCGGGCATACTTGCATCCAGCCAACCCTTGATTGATGAGGCGATGAAGTCGGTTCGCAGACCGGAAACCTCAGCCATACCTATGGATGTTGCTAAGGGTATGAGCGCGGGAAGAGCCGATGGTATGCCCATGGCCCCCGCACCAATGCCTATGCCGATGGCGCCACCTCCTGCACCAATGCCCATGGCCCAAGCTCCACAGCCCCAGCCTAACCTTAATCCTATGCGCCCTGGTGTTAGGACCATGGCTTTAGGTGGAGAGACAATCCCAGGCTTTGATAGTTTATTCCGGAGTGCTGCAACACAAGAGAGAATGGCAAAAGCAAAAGAAGAAGGGGACGCCCGTAGAGCGGCTGTTGCCCCTTTAGAAGGCGCAAGTTTAAACGTAACTCCAGAAGCAAGAGTCCGTATTCAAGAACGGGCGGGAACTGTTGCAGGAGCCGAAGAGAAACTTCCGGACACATCCTTGTTTACTGCTGAACAGATGGAACAATACGCAGAGATAATGGCAGACACAGAGATGTCACCAAAAGAAAAAGTAACGGCGCTTGATGTGTTGGCAGGGGGTGATCCGGATGCTAAAGACAGGAAAGCCTCTGTTGATGACACCTTGAAGAAGAACAAACTTGGCAAGATAAACAGGAAAGCCTCGTTCCCCAAAATACTGACGGACATTAACGATATGGTTATATCCAAGGCTGGCTTTGATATTGCCAAGAGTGCTAACCCCAGAGCGGCGGTAGCCTTTGCAGAGGGCATGTCAGGCGCAGCACAAACAGTCCTTGGTCTTGAGGCTGATGCTCAGAAGACCGCTGCGGCTAACGCTGAAGCAGAGCGCCTGTTGAGACTGAAGGCATCGTTACGTGCTTCTTCTTCTAAGACAGGATTTGAAGACGAGCCCACATATCGTGAAGCCGCGTTTCAA